CTTTCGAGCCTCGATAGCTTCGCCGATTGTCTTGCCTTGCGCGACGATACGTTGCCGCAACGTTGGATATTTAATGCCAGTGCTGCGCGCCCAATCGGCGAGCGTCTTGGACTCGCCAGCATATTCGTAGGTCGGATTCTTGACGACATGCAGCGCCTTGTTGATCGCGTCGGCGATCGGCATTCCGCTTCGAAGGTGCATACTCAGGGTCGAACGCGGGATGCCGACGTATTCCGCCCATTCCCGGATCGTCATTAGTTTGCCGTCATGCTCATACACATGCGAGCGGGGATCACGTTTCCGCGTCGGCTTCTCAGGCTCAAACGGCATCATGGTCGTGATCGCCGTTTCGGCGGACTGGCCTTCAGCAAGGCGATCAATAATGAGGCTGGCGGGAATGCCGTAGTCCAGCGCCCATTCGCTGATCGGTTGGGTTATGCCGTCGAAGGTCAGTGGATCGTTTTCGGTCATGGGTGGCGATCCTTGGCGGTGTCCTCAGCGTTGCAGCGCTGGCAACCGGGCATCCAGTTTGAACGCACCATGCGAAGCTCTGGACGCTTGCGGATGCTGATCTTGTGCCGAACCAGAACGGCCTTTGCGCCGCATGCGCAGAACTGGTTTGCAGGTTCGGCGAGGAAGGCACGGGCTGCTTTCTGCCACTGGCGATCATAGCCACGCTGGCGAGCCGTAGGGCGATTCAGGTCGTGGCGCTTCTTGCGCGCACGATCACCGGCAATCTGGCATGCGCAGCGAACGCCATGCGCGACGACACGGCCACAGGAACAAAGCCGGGAAGGGCGGTTAGTCACTACTGCCCTTCCCGGCCGCGACGGGCATTGGCGCGGAGGACGCCAAGGCCAACACGAACTTCATCATCCGATGGAATGTCGCGCGGATCGTAATCCGGCTTTTCGGCGGCATCGGATTTGCCGCCACCGTGAACGGCTTTCAGCTTGGCGATCAGGCCACGTTGCGCGGCGATGATCTCGCCGGCCGTGGCGTTCCAAGTCTGCTCAGGCGACCAGCCAAGCCAGCCGGTGCCGATCGCGTAAAGCTCGTCAAAGAACTGATCGAAGGTCAGCGGCTTGGTAGGATTGGGGCCGGGCGAAGGGTCGCCTTCCTCAATCCCGATCAGGGACATAACGAATTCGAAGAGGCACGGCGCGAGGCGGTCAAGATTGATCGCGCCGTGCTCTTCAATGTCCCGCAGGAGAACCGGGACAAAGCTTGAACCGATCGTGCCGCATTCGATAATGTCGGCGACGATCGACAAATTGCCTTCACTGATCCCGGCAATGATGGCCGGGAAGCCATGCTTACGGTGAAGCCGATAGGCAGCAAGCAATGAGGGGCGTAGCGTTGCAGCCGCGCCGTCAATGGTGATCCTAATCGGTTCCACCTGTAGCAGCATGGTTAGGCTACCGGGGCGATTGCCGGGTTGCCCTGCACGGCCACAGCGCCAAGCGCGATCGACGTGCCGCCAGCCTTGGTGAGCGCAAGACGGATGTATCGCTTGCTGCCACGGTAGCCGAGCTTGTAGGCGCTGGCCGCCGCAAGGGTGGCAGGCGCATTGGACGTGATATCATCGGCGGCAACGTCGGTGAAGTAGCCGGACGTGGTCGTGTCCGACTCCTGTAGCTTCACGCCGAAATCGCCAGAGCCGACGACAGCGCCGGTATTCACGATGATGGCCACACTGCCGAAGCTGCGCAGATCGATGGCAGGGCCTTCGATCGCGGCGGACTGAACGGCGGGCGCAAGAGCAAGCACCACGCCGACATTCGAGAAAAGATCGCTACGCATGTGCTGGCCTCCTTACGCCACTGCCACTTTGAGGAACTTGATGGCGTTGAAGTCGCCAGCGCCGCCGCCGACACGCTTGTAGGTGTCGAACAGCACACGACCTTTCTGGGTGATTTCATCACGGGTGACGCGGACGCCAGCGCGATCGACAATCACGTAGCCCTGTCGGAAGTCGCCGAACGCGATGGAATGGGCGTTCGCGCCGATATCCGGCATGCCCTCTTCGATCTCGACACGGTAGCCGAGCAACGGGTGTTCAACACCTTCGATCAGGTTGCCGGTCGGTGCCCAGAGATAGCGGCCATTGCCGTCAACGATGGTGCGCAGCCGAACCGCCGTGTTGCTGTTCATCAGGAACGTAGCGTTGCCCTTGTAGGGCTTGCGCAACGTCGCGACGAGCTTGATCAGCGCCGCCGTAAGATTGGCGTCGGTCGGTGCCGAAGCATGGCCGGCAGGCACATACTGGAACTTGCCCCACGCACGGGTGAAGTCCTTTTCGCTGGTCGTCTCGTAAGCGAGCAGACCCGTCGGACGGCCATCAACGCCGTCGCCGTCAAGGAAGGCTTCGCCCTCGGTTTCGGAGAAATCGTGGGTGGCATTGTTGATCAGCCACGAGGCAACATCAACCGACGCATCGTCCAGCAGGTGACGGGTGGCGGCCGGCGCGGCATAGAGTTCCGACACACCGTAGCTGTGCTTGATCAGTTCCGGACGGGACGTATCCTGCGGACGGTCGTCGCGCTCTGAAACCCACTGAGCGCCGCGCTTGCCCTTCGAATAGAAGCGTTCGTAGTGGTCGCTAGAAATCGTGACGACTTCGGCCAGACCACGCAGCGGCGACAGATCGGTCAGCAGCGTGCGGATCGTCATATCGACGGTCGGTAGAACGAAATAGCCGCCTGCCGGATCACTGTCGGACGATGCTGCCTTCGTCTCGAAAGAGCCGCCGACCGTCTTGATTTCGTCCGACGTGCCGGTGCGGATCAGCGAGGCGAGCGCCTTCAGTTCAAGCTTGTTGTCGTTCGCCGAATTGTCGTTCGCAGCGTTCGGGCGATTCAGCCGAAGCTCAATCTTGTCGAGCCGCTCGCCGATCTTGGTAATGCTCTTCACTTCGTCGGCGACGTTCGCCAGCTTGGTTTCGAGTTCCGCGATTTCCAGCGCGGGTGCCGTATTCTCATTAGGCATTGTGGTTCCTTGGGAGGGTGCCGCGTCACCGGCGGTCTTCACTTCAAGGATTCTCGCAGCCGGGTGACTCGGTCTTGCGACAATTGAGATTTCGGCGACATGCAGGCTGTAGATGTCGCGCCCGCCGCCTTGGCGGGCCTTGGTTTCGCCAGCACGGAAGCCGATCGACAGGCCGGTGATCCGGCCACTGCGCAGCCGGGCATGAACGTCGCGGGCGACGGGAACGGAATCGAGGAAAAGCCGACCTTTGGCTTCAAGCCCGGTGTCTGTCTCGGCAATGGCTTCCCATATTCCGACAACCGAACCAGCATCATGTTCGAACAGGATTGGCATCGCAGCCGACGTGCGGAACGCGCCTTTGTGGATGATGTCACCAGCGGTATCTGGTGAGCCGAACGGCCACGCGATGCCTGACACGGTGCCGGCATCGTCAACGCTGAAGCTCGCCTTGATTTCGAGCTTATCCATGCGCGGCCTCAGCGGTTACGGTGGCGGCACTCAGCTTGTCGGCGGTGACTTCCTTCTCGGCCACGCTGGCATTGCCGAAGTAGACGACTTCGAGAATCGCGACGGCGAGCGGATAGGTTTCGGCGAACGGGCGTGACCGGGCGTAGGCCGCGATAAGGGCTTCGGCCTCTTCGGGCTTCGCGCCGCCGCCGATCAGGCCAAGGCGGATCGTCTCGACAACATCGGCATGTGCGAAATGCTGGGCAAAGACACGCTTGCAAAGGGTGCCGATGCCGACGCCGGTCTTGCGTTCTAGTTCGATGATTTGCGGGGCAGGCAGCGCAAACGTGCGCTCGCCGTCGCCGAAGAATGCGACGTGCTTCATACCAGCACCGCCAGCGTGACGAAGAGCGCCACAACGGCGAGCGCCAAGGTAGCCCCACCAATAAGCAGGTTCCGCCTATGGCGCGCGCGCACGGCGGCGCGCATTTCATTCTCGAAGGTCTCGATGCGCTTTTCCACACGTTCCACTAAGATTGCGTCGTCGCGGGTCATGCGGCTTCATCCTTCGGTTCGGCATTGTCGTTCGCGCCGACAGGTGCGCCGGGCGTGGTGTTCGGATTGGCGAGGGTGTCGCCGTCCGGGTGCGGCGGCAGGTTTTCGCGGGCGCGGATTTCGTTCGCGGTGAAGATGCCGGCAGTGCGCATCTTCGAATACGCTTCAGCCCGTTTCGCCGTGTCGGCGCTCAACAGTGCATCGGTTACGAACTCGACATAGTAGCCGGCGGCGCGCTCGTCGGGTGACAGCAGGACGCGGCTATAGGCGCGCTCCCATGCATCCAGCCAAGGGCGCAAAGTGTAGGTGGTAAATTGGCGGCCCGTCTCTTCGTAGTTGTTTAGCGTCGTCCGTTCGAAATCGAAGAGCATTGGAGGCGGGACTCGGAAGAGCCGGCAGATTTCCCCGATTTGGAAACGACGGTTTTCGAGAAACTGCGCATCGGTCGAACTGAAGGCGAATTGTGCGGCCTTCCATCCGCCATCAAGGAACATTGGCCCGCCGCTCGATTTCCAAGCGTTGTATGCGGCGCGAAGCCGCTTAATCACGGTTGCGCCTTTCTCGCCTTCGGGCGTTCCGTTGTCGTTTGCGAAAACCAGTGACGGGCGCGCGCCATCTGCAAACAGCCGAGCGGCATGTGTTTCCATGATCAAAGCTAGGCCAATCGCTTCCTTGCCCGCCCTGATCGGTGACAGGTCGAGCGGCGATGCGACGTGTAGAATTTCCCTGTAATGGAAACGGCGCTCGCGCGCGTTCGGCAGGCGTTGCACATAGAACGGCTCGCCGGTGACTTCATCGTGCTTCGGCGTGACGGTCGTCGGATCAAGGCGGATCAGTTCGCCGACACGATCGCCGACGCGGTTCGCGTAAGCGAAGCCGTGATCATGCAGCAGAGCATCGACTGTAAGCCGGGTGCGAAGCTCGCCAGCCGCCATCCAATCATTCGACCAATCGTGAATGATGGAATAGGCGGGATGATCTTTGGCCGATTGTTTGCCGCTGCCATCGTCGGCGAACACCTTCGCGGGCAGTGAACCGAGCGCCGTCGAAATGAGCGTGACGGCGGATAGGACAGCTGGGACGCGGATCGCCGTGGCAGGATTGATGACTGGGCCGGCGACGGTCGGCGCACCGCCAAAGATTTCCGCCGTGAGCGGATCAATGACGGTGATCGACTTCTTTTCGATCCGGCCCGGAATCAGACCTTTTATGAACTCGAATGGACGCAACAGACAACAGACCTACAACGCTACGGTAGGAAAATTGTCTCATGGATGATTGACAGAAAATAGTCCTAAAATCGACCTAAGTCGTTTAGCCACCTAGATTTTTAGGTGACTAAACGGTTCTGATCAATCTGAAGCCGAGCTTATAACGGCCCATCAAAATAGTCGGCAATCGTTAGGCACGCCTCCAAAAATTCTTCGGCATTAAGCCAGATGTCCCACGGCTTGCCGTAGGCCCGGCCGGAAATCTCTATAATGCCAGTCATGCCCCACGAAAAATCCTCGTCACGCGGATTAGAGCCATTGTCATAGGTCGGCCTGAAATCCTCTGCATGGATGATCTTGTTGCAGACATCGCGAACGGTAACATCCTTCCGGTCAACGCTAACACCATAGCCAATCGTGCCTAATTGCTCCGGCTCAAGTATCTTATCGAGCAAAGCCTTATATTTGGAAGCGACTTCGGTCTCGGCAATCGAATCTTCGAACGTTCGGATTAAGACGGCAAGCTGCAAGAAAGCGTTCGAAAGTCGCGGTTCGGCTTCTCGAAAAAAAACATCATGCAACGCCCCGCCAATTTCGTCGGCGGGACGGCCCATGAGGGAACGACTGGCTTGAAGAATAGCGAACGCCTCAAAGCAAAGCTCGCGCACGTCATCGTAGTCGACAATATGAGGCTTCGAATGGTCGTGCCAATATGGGTTTTCCATCCTTTAGCCTCATAGACCCAAGTGAGAAATGTCGAGACCGGGATAGGCGATGGAATTCACAAGCTCGACGCGCTGCCGAAGCATGCCTTGTGGGAGCATTCCGTATTGGCCGGTCATGGTATGCTTTGTATGCCCGACCAAGAATCCGAACTGTTCATCCAGATACTCGGCCCGGCGAAGCGCATCAACAAAGCCATGCCGCAATGAATACAGCGACAGGCCGCGACCGTCTTTGATGTCCAGCCGCGTGAGGTAGCGGCCGAAGTCACGCGAGAAATCGGCGACCATCTGGCCGCGCTTGTTGCGCGTGGCATTCGGGAACAGCTTCGCCGTGCCGGCTTCCGCCATCGTCTCACGATACTTGATGAAGCCGAGCCGGATCAGTTCGGAATGCACTGGCACGACACGCATGCTGCCCTTAGTCTTCACGCTCTTATCGTCGTCGCCTTCCTCAGTGATATGCATGATCCAAGTGCCATGCTCCTGTCGAACGTCGGCGACAAGCAGTTGCGCAATCTCGGCAGGGCGCGCACCGCTGTAGAGCATGACAAGCGGCAACCAGTAGCGATAATCGCGGACCTGAAAATTGCCCGGCCGCTGCCAGTCATCATCGCCACGGCATCCGGTGAACAGCGGCGAGCGGAACAACGTATTGAGTTGGGCGGACGAAAACACGCATGTCGTGCGCTTCGTCTTATCGACTGATTGGTGCATGCCGGCGACGGGGTTCCGTTCGAGGTAGCCGCGCCGAACAAGCCAATCGCAGAATGCGCCTAGCGCGGACAAGCAACGGTTCACCGTCCGATCGCTGATCTTCGGCTTGCCGATCTTCTCGTTTGCCTTAATCACCTGTCGCATCGTCATACCCTTGAATGCGGCGATCTCGGCGGCCTTCACCGGGTATTCAAGCAAGAGGTCTTTCCAGACGCCGACAAGCCGGGGTGTGATGTTGCTGGGCGCGGGATTGCCGACCGTCTCGGCAAATAGCTTCACGTCGCGCTTGCCCTGATTCAGCGTGTCCTGCGAAATGCCCTTGGCGTTCTCGCGCGCATACTTGTCATACAGTTCCATGATGCTTTCGCCGGGCTTTGGTGCTTCCGGTTCCAGCGTCGTGAGTAGGGCGCTTTTCAGTTCCGGCACGATCAGGCGTCCATCGTCGCGCGCCTCGAATTGCGCCATGGCGTCTAGCTGAACTTCGGCCATGGCGCGCAACAGTTCGGCGCGAGAGATGGCGGGTGCCTGTCCGTTGTCGGCGAGCGCATCGGCGGCGTAGCCAACATACGCTTCGGCTTCATCGCCGGTGATCTTACCAGCAGCGATCATCCGCAGGCGAGGGGCGTTGTGCGCCGACGACAGTTTGCGCAACTCAGACGCCGGTTGCCCGGCGAGGCGTTCGTGATCGTCGGCGGCAAGTTCCGATGCGAAATGTGCCTTGGCCGCAGCGCTCAAAGTTGGTGCGCGTTCGGCCGCGAGTGCCACGCCACGACGGGCGTCATCGAACTGCACATGCCATGTCTTCAACACGTCGGGAAGTAGCCGCTTCGCCGTCGCGCCGTCTTTGGTGCTGAGTGATCGGTCCATCGTTTTGCGACGAAACACCGGCTGTAGATCGATCGGAACGGCAAGTTGAGCGTAGTAGGTGGAGCCGCGTTTTTTGATATGGGATGTCAC